CTTTTATATTCAATTTTCACTTATATTTAACATTTCCTCACGATGTTCAACGGATATCAACGAATTGATCGATGATACTTCAATTAACCCTGACGAGCCACCCAGTTGGGGACTGACTCACCATCGATTCATTGATGCACGGTTCATTTGAACGATGACTTATTCACCTGCATGGCAAAGGTTTCACTAATGACTGGGTTCATCAGTGGCCGTTTACCATATATAGGAATGAACTTTTTTTATCTGAAGTTCAAAACAGATTTACATTTATCCCGATGTACAACGGAGGATGTGGGAGTATAACTCCTTCTCCACACCTTACCCATTCTTGATTCTAAGCACCGTTGGCTTAGAAGGAATAGCGGGTAATTTGGGTATCTTCATCTGTTTAACACCAGACTTTGTAGTTACCCTTGCTATGGTATACTTACCATTAGCACGTCGTTTTCCTCTCTTTGGAGCTTGAAAACTTGGATTGAGTTGAACAACATTTCCTTGTGGACTATTGATAACAGATCTACCCTTAGACTTATTCTTGTTATCCTTTTCCCTCTTTGCAGGAGATTTTCCCGCTAGAAATCCATCAACACCATGTCCAATCTTTTGACCTACGCCAAAAGTAGGAATTCCAAAAAGACCAGCTAGTGTGTCAGCTGCCATGCCTATGTACTCTCCTGCAGGGTTCATTCTAACAGGAACCCCAGTTGGCAAACTTTGTGCCGATCTAGCATACACCTCCAATGCCTCAGGGCAATAACATGGACTAGGTGTTGCAAGTGTAATTAAATCAACATTATTAAAGGATGGAAACCTTTCAAGAACGTAATTACAACTAACAGTTAAAACTGTTTCAGCAGACAATCCCGAATAATATTGAAATGGGGAATTGAATGGACTGGGTGGACATACATTGCCTAAAGTCCAGAGATTCCCAACTGATTGTGGAACTGGTACCCACACATAACCAGGATTAAGTAAGTCAGAGACTAGAAACCCCATCAATCCAGTTGTTTTGGGTTCATTAACTTGACTACACATAGTTGCCACACTGTAGCCTCCTTCAGATGCTTCAGTCTGCCTAGAACCAGGCAAAAGTAATGCATTAGAACTTGACTGTGGGGGTCTTGTTATATCCAATAAAGTTGCACCTCCCAGCACTGTAGTATTTAAAAGATCAGCAAGAATGGCATTAATGCCTATTGCACCAGGATCTTGGTTGGAATTCCTTCCATAAACCACTGATCCTTGTACATTTAACTTATTAGTTACATTATGTACTTCAAACCCTTTGGATAAAATCCTAAAAGGTATATTACTAGTTAGTACATCTGCGGGTATACCAGTATAAGCACCCACTGGAACATTAGCGTCAAAAGACATTGTAGTTCCTGCACTTGCAGCATAGGCACATGTGCCTCCGAAAAATGCTGCATTGCCAACAGCAGGCATACCTAAGATGCCTATGTTGTCATAATGTGCCTTCTTTGCAGAAGTTACAAAATCAACTTGATGTTGATAAATCAAACAATCCCAAGTACCTACAAGTGAAACAGGTCTTGAAACATTAAATGTAGATTTAAAATTTTGAACAACTGATGGAGAAGTTATAAGATCTGGAAAACCATCCAGTCTTACTGGTAAATCATGAAAAGGATCAATAGAGATCTCCATCCACCTTCTACCTTCTGGGGTCATCCCCATACTATTTTGTAGTCTATCAAAGACTCTTTCTGCTTTTAATGCATCTTCGCCCATTATTAGAAATTTATACCTCCTTCCTCCAATAATTTCCGTACTAGCTCAAAAAAAAAGACATTATATCCAATATCAAAAAAAACTAATACTTAATTTCTCATTAAATGGCAAAGAGTGCCCCTCATAACCAGCAATCCACCTTAAAACGTGGTCACGGTGAGGAACACCTGTATTTCTTAAACTTATAGCCATATTACAATTAATATTGTCACACATAGATACAAGCATTGCTCGCAAATTTTCAAATAATTCAATTTGTGGCGCTGACATCAGCATTAAACTATACAGTTTACTTACAGTTTCTTCATCTCCAACGGTTTCCATTGCTGTTATAGCACTTATGGCAATACGCTCTTTGGAGTATAATGGATAATAAATTCCATTAATAGAAGTAAAACCAAAACCCAAAAAAGAATGAGCTTCGATGTTATTAGTGATTATAAAAGGATCCAAGATAATACCATATCTTGAAAAACCTTCTCTTACAAACTTCTCAAAGAGTTCATCACTTATAGGTAAATCATCACTTCCCAAAACATCATCACCAAAATTATCTACATCAATGTAGTTCTTAATTATGGTTCCAAGTGTTTCGAAAGTTGGTTTCATCCCCATATGTACAAATATTCTATACATTATGTCAAACAGAATGATGTGCATGGCTATAATATTATCACATGTAGTGTTGCCACTACCAGAATTATTTCCCCATGATTTCAAAATAACATCACCATTCGGTAAAATTATGTTAGTTACAATTGTATTAGTAGTTACCCACTCAAGAAATGGGTCATACTCAGCAAAGGTGTTCCGGATTTCATATACCTGTCTTAAAACATTAATCTTTCTATCCCACGCCTTGCCATCACATGACCAAATACGTTTTCTTTTACAGTGTTTCACTGCTAATCTATTTGTTCCACCAACATAAGGGTTAAAACCATAAGCTGAAAAATAAAAATTTTTCATAGACTCATTTTGCTTCTTATACAATCTTAACTGATGAAAAAGCAATTCAAAATCAGAAATTATAAAGGTCCTCAACTTATCCTGACCAACATATAACTCTTCAGTTTGATACTCTAATTTTCCTGCTATTTTCCAATAAATTGGAAATTCCATAATTGCAGGATCCATTAGAGTTGACATATAAAATAATTTGGCATCACGTTTCTTCTTACATCCATGAAACCCAGCTTTTATTCCTGCTGCTGTATTATCAGCTATAGACACAAGAGTTTCAGCAGCACCCATCATTCGTGTCTGCTGAAAAGCTGGTTCAAACCATATTTTCAATGCCTCAATAATTAGATTGTCTGGTACATACAAAGATGCATCAATATCAAATTTTTTCCAAGACAATCTTAATTTCTTAACCGTAGAAGCAGTCTTAACATACTTTCCACAATTACTTCGTAAATATTTAACAATATCTGGATCAACATCTTTTAATCCTTTTAGAGGCTTTAATTGACAATCAGCTACTAGAGGCGCTGTTGTTACAAATGTTGACCCACATTGAAATTTAACGAAGTCATACACATCCTTAGGAGGAGTATCACGCATCTCTCTTTGAAAAAGATCCTCACGCTCTTTAAGAGTGCGTTGTTTTTGAGCTTTTAAAAATCCGCATCAAAATTTTCTGACAAATAATGTGAAACATTCATGCCAGAATTAGGGTACTTTCCATTCCCCTTATCATACATATCATGAACAGCAATCAATTTTCCATTCTGTAGAACAATTGAGCCACATGAAGTATAAGTTGTATCAAAATTATACCGAACTATGGCACCATCAACAATACAATTACCTGCAGAATATGCTGGAGCATAATTAGCATTTGGATCATAAGTTGTGAAAGTACAAACACCATCAAAAGGTTTTACAACCTCAATTGGTTTTAAACTTGTACTCTTAAGATACCCACCAAAATTAAAGTCAATAACAGCAAGATCACCAAAAAAAGACCATGACTTTGCCTCAGGCAACCTACACCATCTTGGTTGTTTAGTGGCTTCATTAACAATACGAACAAAAGGAGTTCGTTGTTTATCAAAGAAATGTGCACAAGTAATAAAAACCTGTTTACTAACACCTTTCTTATCTTTATAACGGACTAAAGAAACACTTCCATCAACATTATAACTATCACCATTTTGAAAATACAACAATTCAATTTGGTGTTCAGTAGGCACCACACGAACTGGACGATACAAAGAAGAACCTTCCAAACCTGAGGTTTTCTTACACTTGCACCATTCTGCCCGTTTATGGCACTTACTACATTTATCGCACACAACATTACCATAATGATACTTTTTCTCACCATATATGGTTGTGCATTTCTCACACAATTTTGCGTTTCTTCTCACGGGGGGTTTATTATCACCTTCTGACACAGTTTTCTTAACCGGTTCTGTGGTTTTAACAAAATCACTCCTATATTCAGAATTACGCTTAACAATATCAGAATATGATGTCTTACTAACCTCACTACTCTTGTTAACAACCTTGGGAATAGATCCTTCATACTGCCAGGTGTCATTAGACAACTTCTGTGCATGGATCCCTACCTTCCTAAGTTCTTTAACCCAATTGTTATTTTTAAGAGGAGACTTAGTCAAATCAGAACTTTTCAAAAATTTCATCAATTTAACTTTGTCACCATCATGTTTTTCAACAAATGTTTTCCACCATCCAATAGAAAAACCCTTGGTCTCAATGGCCTGTTTTTCTTGATTGGATTTGGAATTTTTATCTCTAACAGCAAGTTCTTCTTGTCCAACTTGTCTGTTGGGACCAGACCTGAATCCACTCTTTGTCAATACAACACCACTAGATCCACCTTTTCCACGGTTTCTCTTTGGTCCTCTCAACCCAGAGTTGGAATACATTCCTGAATAGACATCATCAATACTCTTAATATTTGAATGATAATCATCAAATGCATCAAACAACAGCTGACTATAATGATTATAATCCTCATCATTGCCAGCCTTATTCATATACTCAGTATAAAGTTTAATTCGCTTAAAAGCATTTTCTTGTTCATCGAGAACGGAATTCAAAATTTCTCGCTCCCTCTCATTGAGATTCTCCTGGTATGTAGTTCTCATATGCTGACGCATTGGATCCCAACTAGTGGTTCCATCTGAATGTTTAACCCATCCAGGTTCTTTAGACCAATCTTGTTTACCTTCAAGACTAAATCTTTTTTTAATTGCATTCCAAACTGTAGTTGTATATGCATTCAATTTTTCGTATTGGTAATCAATGATTCCTTTCATTTTCTTATCTCTAACACGAAGACCCTCCATAGTTGGGGGTTTTACAGCTTTATATTTAGCTATTGATCCATCAGCCAATTGTACAGATATGTGGTTTGCTCCAGAAGCCTTAACAACACATCCCTCAAATCTCTTATCGATCTTTCGGTACCAAGTACCAATTTTCTTTGTATATGAAGCAAAATATCCTCTCACTTCACTACTAGAACAAATTTCATATCCACAATACGTGAATAGAACGAAGAATGACCCAATCAATCCATAACCAATTGTTGGACCCCATCCTCCATCTAAGATTTTCTCAATAATTTCAGTAACCTTATTAACAGAACCCATTACAACATCACAAACTCGAGATTCTATACCTGCATCTAATGCAAAGCATATATCCTCGTAATCAGTTACAACACTATTCCATTGTTCAATTTGTTTGATAATTCTATCATCATATTTCTTTGCAAATTGATCCGTGACCTTAATATGAACAATTTTACCACCGGTAAAATTCATGAAACCCCCATACTTCTCTTGGATTGATTCCATCATTCTATCACGTTTATATTCCATATCCTCCTTTTCCTTACCAGAAACCGCAGGATCGAAACGTCTAAACATATTAGCTAAATAACTCAAATTAGTAATACATTTAAATAATTGTGTAGATGAACCAGATATCATCGTAACACCAGTTATAACGGCTACTGCACCAGTAATTGCATTTATAAAAGACATCATTGGAGAGGCAACTTCTTTGCCCTCTTTAACTTCCATCCAATAATGTTTAAATTTATCATATAACTGATACATGCCGTAAGCAACCAATGAACCACCAATACAACTTGCTACCAACAAGCCTTTATTCTTGGCGATCCAATTCATACAAATTTCCAAAACATTATGTGTTGCAAAATCAGCTACTTTTTCTTGAAAAGCAGTTTTGACTGATTCAATACTATCATATTTCTTTTGCTCAACATTTGCACACATCTCACGAAGAGAATTTTTTACCTTTGTAGGAATTTCAAGATTGTCAATTGACTGATACACTTGTCTCACTTTATCACAGGCATTAGTCCATTGCCTGGTGAGATTTTGCGTCAAAGATTCCTGAACGGACTCGTTAATATCAGATTCTTCGCTATCATTTGAACTATCTAGAGGTGTCAAATACTCACCTTTACCCTCAACTACTTTTGTTGATTCATTTTTAAAAAAATCTGAGAGTGATTGAATTTTACTTTTTCCGCCAAACCCACTTTGAAATCCCTTGAGGTTCTCTGGCTTACTACCAGAACTGCCGTTCGAGGAGAAAATTGTAGGTTGCGATTTCTCACAATTCAATTCATCATCAGATAAAACATCACTTGTTTTAAAATTTTGAGATGGACTCTTGACTTGAGACTCATGAATGCCCTTAGGGCCTTCCTTATCGCCAAGATTGTTCCCTTTAGGAACCTGTGTCGTAGCTTCCATTACTCTCTTTTGAAGATCATCAAAATCGAAGAAGTCTTTTTCGTCGACATCAGCAATCACATTGTGGTCACCTTTTGGCCCTTGGGCCTCACCTTTTTCACTGGTTTTG